CCACCGCAGATTTAACCAGAGGTCCAAGATTGAGATAAATTGAGTCAGTATCCGATGCAATGACATAATCCTTTTTCTCCGTTTTTAGAATTTTGTTTACGTAACCATTCAGTGCATTTTCAATCCAACGAATACTTAACTGACCAGCAGTGGTAACTCCCAAGGCCATACGTAGATCATAGAACCTAAAATACTGAGAACCCAAAGCACCGTAAGCAGAGTTAAGAGAAACTTTTTTTGCCAACTGTAGGTTGTTGTATCTGGCGATACGTTTCTCAATGTCATATTTCTTAGTATCATCTTTTTCAACCTCATAGTCTTTCTTTGCTTGAATCATCATCTTTTTGAACTTCTTACGGTCTTCATACATGTCTTCCATCATTTTTGGGAGGAAGCCTTGAAAATCGGTACGGAAGAATTGACCGTTCGGAGTCAATGTTGCATTTTCTAATGCAGATAAATCAACTTTCTTTTTGAGTAGATTGTCAACAGATACAACCTGTGACAAAATGTCACGCATCTCTTGTGTGTAATTTGCAGGTTCAATCAGAGTTTCTGGTGAGATATTATATTGCATCATCAAGTGTGGATACAATGAGTTCAAGTCAAATGATGCAACCCAATTGTGTAGACCAACTTGTGGTTCTTTCACATATGCACCTTCAAATGCGGCATCTTTATCTTTGATGATACGTGGTGGAACAACAATGTTACGCTCCATCAGATGATTGTAAGTCAGAGCATCCCACATTCGTGTCTGTGCAAACACATCGTCATAGTTTGTTTTGGTATCATATGCTAGAGTAAGTGCAAGTTCAATCAACTTCAACTTATCTTCAAGTTTAAGAATCAAGTCAACGTCTTTAATGTTATATTCAATAAAGAGTTGATAATTCAAACGATACAATTGGTTAAGGTTGTCGTATTCTTCGTATGAGATTTTACCTTCACCTAGTTCGAATTGTGCAATGGCATCCAAACGATAAGACTCTTGTGACTTGCCGTTTGGTGAATACCACTTATACAGTTCAAGATAATCAAGGTCACCGACACCGACAAGTTCATACACCGTCATCTTACGGTTCATAACGAACGCTTGACGTTCGGAGATAATGTTCCACGGAGAGAGTTTTTTAGCCTCATCTTCACCGAGAACCTTACGCATACGATTCACAAGATATGGTACGTCAAAGAACTTGGTGTTCCAGCCAGTAAGCACATCTGGACATTTCTCTTGCCAGAGTTTAAGGAAGAACTTGAGCAAGTGATATTCATCTTTACACTTCATGTATCGTTCATTGCCCTTGACCTCATAGTCACCGCAACCGAAAACGAACATATGCCCACCGATAAAACGGAGGGCAATAGCAGTAACGGGTTCATTTGCTTCATATGGATCAGGGAAACCATTCTCTGAGCCAACCTCAATATCGACAATACCAATAGAGACTTTATCAAAATCCCATTCAATCATGCCTTTGTGTTGTTCACCGATGAAAGCATATTCAAAACGATTCTGACCATAGATTGTTTTACCTGAAACATCTTCAAACTGGCGCAGATAATCACGTGCTTCACGCATCGTTCCAAATTTATGTGGTTGTAGATACACGCCATCCAATGAGGTGAAGTTTGTCACCTGTTTGGCTTTTTCGTATAGTGTTGGCTGATATGGTATTTTCAGCTTTGTTCTTTTACCGTCAGTAACACCACGATAAAGAATGTTGCTACCAACAGTTTGTACGTTTGTATAAAAAAGAGACATTAACCTGTGATGATTTGAGTTGGTGGAGTGATGATACCGGAACCGAACATCTGGTTATAATTATCAGAAATATCTGTTGCAGGAGTGTAATTATACACTACATGTAGTGGTTCAATAAGAACTACTTCATCTTGTTTTTGTTGAGAAAAGGTAGGAAAGGGAACAAAACCCATCTGAGGCTGAGCGCCTGCGACCTTTGGTGGAACCATACGGAGTTGCACCGGATTTTTTAGTTGCAACTGACCTTCGTTTGACACTGAAACGTCAGCAATGACTTCTTCACCTGTCACTAATTTAATACCTTGAATATTCATAATTATACCTCTATGTTGAAAAAGAATGTTTGGAACAATCGTCCATTATACACGGAATCACCAAAGCCTGGCAACATACTTCTGTGGTAATATTCACCACGGTACATCACCAATCTGTTGAAAATGTTGGACACTTGAACGATTGGTTCCCATTTGTCCATGTCTGTTATTTCTTCCGTTTTGTTGTTGTAATCCGTTGATGGTATTGTCGGATCATACATTGAAATTTTAGTTTCTTTGTTTTGGTAAATTGCCGTTCCAGACTCTAGCGGCGCATCTGGTGTTAGATATAGTACTGCCGCCCAATTTGTAGGGTCATGGTGTACCCATGTTTTATCTTCTGCGGTGGTATACTGAAATGATGTATTATATTCTTCAGGCCACCAAGTAATTTTCTTCCTTAGTATATCTTCAAACATTGCTTTGGCGTTGGTGTTGTGTTCACCACGCATAATGTCCGTCCTTAGACCTGGATAGTTGCCAGAAACTGTGAATGGTAATGATATTGCATACTCTCTGACTTGAGTGGGATTGCCATAAAAATTGTCAAATATCATTAATGAAGGTGTCATTCTTGACCTTAAATAGTTATATAGTTGTTGGAATCAATAAATACCAAATAAAAAGGGGTACATTATGGACTTTTTTAAGTTGATAGCTGATGTTGGGTTTCCAATTGCGGCAGCCATAGCGGCAGGTTATTTTGTTTTCTTAACACTCAAATTCATTTTAGCAGGTGTTACAAGTTCTGTCAAGTCTTTAAGCGGTATAATTACTGCTCTCGACAACCGTGTTAAAACAATGAACCACGATGTTATCAGAATCGACACTCTAATGTCAAATGCATTGGGTGTCAAACCAGATGTTGACCGTATCGCTAGGGCGGACGGTAAAAATGATGCAAGGAGAGACTAATGTTATTTGTAGATTACGTGTTTGATTTGATGCCTGATGGTTCAATCTTAATGGATAAAGAACTTTCAGCCAAAAAGTTACAAGTTAAAACTGGCGACCGTTTTGACGTTCATGTTAGTTTTGACGGAAGAATAATTTTGAGGAAAGTTCCAGATGTTAACAGAGAGACAGAAACAATTACAGGAAAACCTGAGACTGTTTGAAATCGAAAAGGCCGAAAGAATGAAATCTTTTAGCTACAAAATAAAGTTTTATTGGTTTAAATTTAAAAAATGGATAACATCTCCGAATTAATTGGTAAGTATGGATTCCCTATCATCAGTGCGGCTGGTATGGGGTATTTTATATTCTACGTTTGGACATGGGTAACTAAAGAAATTAAGCCCGTGTTAGGTGAGGCTAGTGCCGTTCTCATTGCATTGATTGATCGTGTGAGAATGTTAGATAATGATTTAATTAGATTAAACCAAAAAATTAACATTGTTCTAATGATGAGGGAAGTCAATAAAAAAGATGAAGAACTTAATAAAAATGTCACTGGCGGTAATTATCGCCATGATGACGATAACAAGCAAAGCTGAATTAGCATTTTCATTCAAATCGCCGGCATTTTCTGGTATTGGTTATTCTTCACACGTACAGACAATAGAAAATACGGAACGTGTAAGGAAGGATGCTATTGAATCTGCAAAACTACAGGCGGCTAAAGAAGCGGCTACAGCGGCAAATAATACAAACTTGGTGAAGTTTTTAAACAACTTTGAATCACGTGTGTATGCACAACTATCTTCACAGTTGGTGAATAATCTTTTTGGTGAAAATCCAAAAGAATCTGGAACAGTCGTCATTTCAGGTAACACAATCAAGTATTCAAAAACTGGAGATGAAATCAGTTTAACTGTGACGGGTCAAGATGGTTCTGTTACACAAATTATCATACCAGTAGCACAGTTTAAATTCTAATGAAACGTTTATTATACACCATTCTGTTGTCCGTTTTCTTAACAGGTTGTGCTGGAATGCCCTACAATTTTGATGAAATTGAGGCTGAAAAAGTAGAACCAACAAAATTTAAACGACCATTTCCTGAACCAGAAACAGGTCAGCCAATCATTGTTGCAGTTTATCAGTTCACAGACAAGACTGGTCAGCGAAAAGACTCCGCATCTATTGCAAAACTTTCGTCTGCTGTTACACAAGGTGCTGAATCTTTATTGTTAAAAGCACTAGCAGATGTTGGTGATGGACAATGGTTTAGAATTGTTGAAAGAGTTGGCTTAGATAATCTTTTGAAAGAGCGTCAGCTAATACGTTCTGCAAGAGAAGAAATGAAAGATGCTACAAATCTTAGACCAATACTTTTTGCAGGTATGATTATTGAAGGTGCTATAGTTTCTTATGATACTAATAAGCGTACAGGTGGCTTTGGATGGAGGTACTTGGGTATTGGACCGAGTACACAATATCAAGAAGATATGGTTACCGTTTCTCTGAGAGCAGTGAACGTGCAGACAGGTGAAGTAATAATGACGGTTAATACTCAAAAAACAATTTTAAGTGTTGCTACTTCCATTTCAACTTTTAAATTTTTCAACCAAGGTACAAGAGCATTTGAGAGTGAAATTGGAAGCACATCGACTGAACCAGGAATTTATGCTGTGAAGGCGGCTATTGATTTGGCGGTTGAAGAATTAGTATATCAAGGTGAACAGAAAAAGTTGTGGAAATTTAAGCAAACGCAAATAAAAGAGGAAAAATAAAAAATGAAAAAGACGATACTCTCTAGTATCATGTCTTTGTTATTCGTTACCAGCGCATTGGCAACAAACAGCGGCGGTAACTCAGTGTATATTGACCAGACTAACTCTGATAATACATCAGTTAGTATAACACAAACTGGTTCTGGAAACCAAGTTGGTGACCGAACTAATCTAATCACTCCAGCATTCGTTATCGATGGTAATGCAATGAACCTTAACATTATACAAGATGGTATGAACAACACTATCATTGGTAATTTTATTGGTGGTGATTCCACAGCAGCCATTACACAAACTGGCTCTGGAAACATATTCAACTTGACTCAAGGTAACTTTGGTACCAACAGTGGTTCAATGACCGTCAACAAGTCAGGTGATAACAACAATGTTGAATTCAATATGGGTACAAGCCATTTGACAAACAA